CAGGTGCTGTTAGAACTACTAAGCAACAAGTATCTTCCGGTATTGCATTACAAACTGAATTTGAATTATTAAATGCTAGACTATCTGAAAAAGCTGATAACTTACAAATTGCAGAAGAACAATTATTTAGACTATATGCAATATTTCAAAATGCTACATTTGACGGAGAAATAAATTATCCAGATAGTTTCAATATTAGAGATTATGCAAGTGATTTAATTTACTTCCAACAAGCAAAAGCTATGAGTATTGGTTCACCAACATCTGCTAAAGAAGTTGATAAAGAAATCGCAAGAGCAGTTGTTGATGATGATGAAAAACTAAATGAAATCTTTGACGAGATAGATCAAAAAGCAGAAGTAGGCGAGTTCACACAAGACGAAGCTACACAAGAAGATCAAGAAGTAGAGCAAGAGCAGATTTAATGAATGTCAGATATAGTAAAAAAATCGACAGAATATAGAATTAAACAAATCGAATTAGCTGAAGCCAACTATTACAAAACACTCACAGAAACTTTAGATAGAATTGAAAGAGAAGTTATCAAAGTTGCAGATATAGATTTAAAAAGAACTCCAGAGGGAAAACTAATAGAATTACAATCAGCTATTGCTATTAGACCTAAAATAAAAGCTATACTAGATCGTGAATATTTACCTTTTGCAGATCAAGTTGTTAGAGAGGGTTTTAATAAACAAGCTAAAAGAATTGAAAAAGCTTTTAAGTCTATTGGTAATATTCCAAAAGAATTTCAAGAACTAACAAAAGGTGATCTAGCTTTAGTACAAAGTTTAAAACAACAATATTTCACACAGTTTAAAGATGTATCAAATACATTTACAAGAAGATTATCAGAAAAGGTTTATCAAAATACTTTAGTTGGAAATGACTTTGCTGAACTAGAAAAAGAATTAAGACAAACTATAAATGGAATATACGCTAGTTCAGATGATGCAGAAGCACAGAAACTAATAGATTATATTAACGAAAATAAATTCAAGGAATCTTTAAAACCACAAGTTGATAAAGCTATTCAAACTTTACAATCTAAATTTGCAGTAGATCGTGCTGGTGAGAATATGAAACGATATGCTGGTCAGATATTAAACGATTCTTTACGAGACTTTGACGCTACCTTAAACTTCAATAAAGCAAATGATGCTGGTTTAACTTATGTTAAATACTATGGAGATGTTATTCCAACAACTAGGGAAATTTGCAGAAATGTAATTAATGGAGTATATGATAAACGAAAAGGTGGACTTTTTACAATTGATGAAGTCAAAGACCTTTGGGCAAGTAGAAGTTGGTCAGGAAAAAAATCTGGCAATCCTTTAGTTGTTCGAGGTGGTTATAATTGCCGTCATCAATGGTCTTACGTCAATCCTGATTGGTATGACGAACAAGGCGAACTAATAATATAGGAGAAAAAATGTCGGAAGAAAATAAGGTTGTTGAACCTCAAAATCAACAAGCAGAGACTACAACTGCACCTGAAACAGTAGAAACAAAAGCTAAAGAAATGACTTTCACACAAGAACAACTTGATAACATAATTAAATCAAGATTGGACTCTGAACAGAAAAAGCATCAAAGAATGTTAGATGAAATGAAAGCAAAAGAAGAAGAAGCTTTTAAAGAAAAACAAATCCAAGAAGCTAAATCAAAACAAGAACTAGAAAAGTTGATGCAAGAACGTATTGCACAAAAAGATAGTGAAATCGTTAGATATAAAAACGAAATCAAAAAGGAAAGAATAGATAATTCTATTATGTCTGTAGCATCACAAAATAATGCAGTATCACCTAATCAGGTTGTTGCTTTGGTTAAAGATCAGATAAGATTAACTGACGATAATAGGGTTGAGATACTTGATAATAATTCTAATGTACGATATAACCCTAAAGGCGAACTCTTATCTATTGAAGAAAAAGTTAAAGAGTTTTTAGACGCAAACCCACATTTCCGTAAAGGGTCTTTGTCTGGTTCAGGAAGCCAGAGTGCTGTCGAGGGTAAAACTGTAAAACCTTTCAACATTCAGGACTTAGATTTATCGAAACCAGAAGATCGTGCTAAATATTCAGAGTATCGAAAAAAGCGTGATTCAGGTGCGATAGAAATAAACTTAAACAAATAACTTAATAGGTAAATAAAATGGCAAACGAAAGCACAAGTTCTACGCTATCGGAACTATACACAGAGATAGTAGCAGAAGCACAATTCGTTGCATCAGAACAATCTATCATGAGAAATCTTGTAAGAAATTACGCTATTTCTGGTGGTGGAAAAGCAGTAGAAGTTCCTGTTTATTCAGCAGTTTCTGCGGCGGCTGTTTCAGAAGCAACTGATTTGTCTAACACAGCAATCGACCCAAGTTCAGTAACTATTACTGCGGCTGAAGTTGGCGTTATGACAACTTTAACTGATCTAGCAAGAAATGCGGCACCAAGAAATGTTGCGGCAGATATTGGTAGATTATTTGGTGAAGCAATTGCTAAAAAACAAGACCAAGACTTAATCGCATTGTTTGATGGTTTTTCAACTGCTGTTGGAGACGGAACAACTGCAATTAATGCGGCGGCGATCTTTAATGCACTTTCAACATTAAGAGGTAATGCTCTTAATATCAACGAATGTGCAGTAGTGTTACACCCTAAAATCGCTTACGACCTTAAAGCAAACTTAACTAATACTTTTGCAAACGCAAATGCAAATGACTTAGCAAACGAAGCTTTAAGAAGTGGTTTCGTAGGTTCTTTAGCTGGTATGAGAATATTTGAAACTTCAAATATGTCTAATACAGGTACTGCTGGAGACTACAAAGGTGGTGCGTTCCATAGAGACGCAATTGCACTAGCAGAAATGCAAGGTCTAAAAATTGAAACTCAAAGAGATGCTTCTCTAAGAGCAGACGAGATTGTTGCTACTGCTGTATATGGCGTTGGAGAAATCCACGACACTTACGGAGTAGAGTTACATCACGACTCATCAATACAATAATGACTAATAACTTGTGGGCTAGAAATAGCCCACAGGTCTTAAAGGAGATAAAATGGTAAAGATTAAAATAGAAGATCAAAAGATGATAAAACTCCAAAAAGGAAATAAAATTATAGAGAGAAATATTGTCGATTATGAAATCAACAAAGCTAAATGGGATTTTAAAGGTTTTAAACCTGTCCAAGATGTTGTAAAAGAAGAAAAGGTTGTTCAACTTAAACCTAAAAAAAGAAAAACAAGGAAAAAGAAAGATGAATCAGTTAATATTGATGAAGATTAGAAAATGGTCAAAATGGGTCTGGAGAAAATCTTATAATAATCCAATGTACTCAATACCTTTACTATTATTAATCGCTTATTTAGTTTGGAAGTAAGTTATGGCTAATTATACAGGTGCAGACGTAATCACAACATCTGATGTTTTAAAATATCAACCAGATGCTTTTGATTTTGGTATATCTACAACTGCAACAGAAACAGTAAATTTTCTTGCACAAACTACTAATGATATTCTAAGACAGTTAAGAATAGAATGGTGGCCTGTATATAAAACAAATATCTTTACTGACATTACAGTTTTAAACACAGCAGAAATGGTAAATACAAAAGTTAATTTAGATCAATTTGAACGTGCTGGTGTTTATTTATTTCTTGGTAGATTCTATTTACCAGCATTAACAAAATTTAGACCAGAAACAGAAAAAGATAGATTTGAAAGAATGGCAGAATATTATATGAGCCAATACAATGTTGAATGGAGAATGATCTTAGAAGATGGCGTTGAATATGATGTAGATGCTGACGGAAGTATTGTTTCAAACGAAAGAGAACCTTTACACGGATTTAGAAGATTGACTAGATAATGGCGTTAGACGTTAAAATAAAAACTAATGCTAATTTAATTCAAAAAAGATACGCAAGAATACAAAGAAGATTTAGAACTATATTTGAAAAAGGTTTATTACAAGCTGGGTTTCAATTACTAGATATTATTAGAACTAAAACAAAAAAAGGTATAGATTTTAGAGACATACCATTTAGGCCATACTCACAAGGTTATATTAAAAGATTAACAAGAGAGGGTAAGCCAACAGCAGTAGATTTATTTTATTCTGGAAGAATGTTAGGTGCTTTAACTCCCTCTACTAAAACAATAAGAAAAACAGGTACTAATAAAGTTACAGTTGGATTTAGTAATGCACAGATGAGGGAAAGAGCATTTTATAACCAAGTATTAGGAAAAACAAAGCGTGAATTTTTTGGATTTAATGATAGAACAGAAAAGATAATTGCAAAACAATTTAATAGATTTGTTGCAAGAGAATTTAAGAAAGCAAGATTATGAGTGTTAGAGAAAATATCGCATCAAACATACTATCAACTATTTCAGCTATAAGTAGCCCAATAACTATCAGAAAAGCTACAAGACAACCATTTATATTAGATGAATTATCTGAACAACAATATCCAGCAGTAATAGTTCAAACATCAGAAGAAAACAGAGACGATAGCGAACTTGGAAGTGGTGCTAAAACTAGACATGGTACTATTGATTTTGTTGTATTAGGTTATGTTAAAGGTGCAGAGTCTAATATTGATACTAAACGAAACGAACTTATAACAGCTATTGAAACAGCTTTAGAATCTGATATTACAAGAAACAGTAACGCACTTGATACAGAAGTCATTCAAGTAGAAACTGACGAGGGTTCATTATTTCCTGTAGGTGGTATCAGAATGACTATTAGGTGTATGTACGAATATCAAGCTGGAACACCATAGGAGATAAAATGAAAACAGAAAAATTATTAGATAAGATTGAAAAAAAAGTTGAACAGATAGAAAAGATGCACGACAAGGAATCTATTCTATGCGAAGAAGTTAAAGATTTACTTGCGGAAATTAGAGAAAATTCAGAAGAAGAAGTCGATCAAAATTGGGAAGAAGATGAGGACGATTTAGAAGAAGAAGATTTTGACGAAGATGAGATTGACGAAGAAGAAGATAAGTAGTAAAAGGCATTATGGCTAAAGATATTAAATTATTCAAGAATGGACATGAAGTTACAATTAACGAAAGCCAACTTGATAATTTTCTAAAGCTTGGTTGGAAACTTGAAGAAGAAAAACCAAAGTCAAAACCGAAATATAAACCAAAAGAAGATAAAGGAGAATAAACATGGCAACTCATCATGGAAAAGAGGGTGTTGTTACTGCTGGTGGAACTGCGATAGGAGAACTTACAGGTTTTACTATTGAGACTACTGGAGACGTAGTAGAGGATACTCAATTATCAGATTCTGAAAAATCATTTTTAGCTGGAAGAACATCTTTTTCTGGTACTTTAGAAATGCACTATGACGAAACTGATGCACAACAAGAAACACTAACTGCTGGAAGTTCAATTTCATTTGTATTATTACCAGAGGGTAATACTTCAGGAGATCAAAGCTTCACAGGTTCTGGTATTATTACAGGTATGTCTATCAATAATGCTATGGACGGAATAGTTTCAAGAAGTGTTACTTTTCAAGGAACAGGTTCATTAACTAAAGGTACTGTCTAATACTAATTTATGTCAGTTATCGATAGAGTTAAATCTCACTTTGAAAGCTTACAGACAATTACTATTGAAGTAGAAGAATGGAAAGATGAACATGGAAATCCATCTGTGTTTTATTCTGAACCTTTAACACTTGAAGAAAAAAACATTATCTTTAAGAAATCTAATAACTTCCAAGACTTAACTGTTTTGGTGGACTTACTAATAATGAAATTATTAGTTAAAGATGATAAAGGTGAACTTCAAAAAGCTTTTAAACCAGAAGATAAATTTGCTTTAAGAAAAAAAGCAGATTCAAACATAGTAGCAACTGTAGCCAATAAAATCCTTTTAGACACTTCATTCGAGGAAGCTGAAAAAAAGTAGATAGCGACCCAGATATAAGGTCGCTTTTAGCTGTAGCAGATAGACTTCATTTATCAATCCAAGAGGTTCTTGATATGCCTGTGAGCCATTATAATCTTTGGTTAGCTTACTTGAAAAAAGAACAAGATCAGTATAATAATCAAAAGAAACTAGCAGAAGCAAAAAGGTTTAAAACATAATGGCTAATCAAAAATTACAAATAGATATAGTAGCAAAAGACCTCACAAAAAGAACCTTTGGCGGATTACAAGGTGCATTATCAAATTTAAAAAGATCAGTATTTAATCTGCAAAGTGCTTTTGTAGGTTTAGGTGCTGGATTAGTAGTTAGAAATTTAGTTAATACAGGAAAAAATTTAGAAAATTTAAGAGTAAGATTAAAATTCTTACTTAAAGATACTAACGAGGGTGCAAAAGCTTTTGAGAATATGACAAAGTTTGCATCAAGAGTTCCGTTCTCATTAGAAGAAATACAATCAGGTTCTGGAATATTAGCAACAGTTACAGATAATGCTGATGATCTACAAAAAATGTTAGAGATAACAGGTAATGTTGCGGCAACAACAGGACTAGATTTTAGAACTGCGGCAGAACAAATACAAAGATCGTTTTCTGCTGGTATTGGTGCGGCAGATTTATTTAGAGAAAAAGGTGTTAGAAATATGCTTGGCTTTAAAGCTGGGGCAACTGTTTCTATCGAAGAAACAGTAAAAGCATTTGAAAGAGTATTTGGTAGAGGTGGAAGATTTGGAAAAGCAACAGATGAATTAGCTGGTACATTCGAGGGAACACTATCAATGATAGGTGATAAAATTTTTAATTTTAAAAGAGTTTTATTAGAAGCTGGATTTTTTGAAGAACTTAAAAATCAATTTGGAGACTTAGATAAATTTTTAGAAGATAACAGTAAAAAAATTGAAGACATGGCTGTTGCTGTAGGAAAAACTTTAGCAAACGCAGTTGTAGGTGCAGTTAAACTTGGAAAAGATTTAGTTCCATTTTTAATTAAAGTTAAAGATTCATTTGTAGGATTAGTTGAAACTTTTAATGCTTTACCATCAGTTATAAAACAAGCTGGTATATTCGGTGCATTTATGCTTGGTAAAAAAGGTTTTATAGGTTTAGCTTTAATATTAAAAGCAATAGAAAAAGCAGAAGCATTTGGAGAAAAGTTTGGAAAAAAACCTTTAGAACAATCTGTCAAAATTTTACCTTTTGAAAGTGAATTATCAATACCAATAGAAATAGTTGAACCTGTTAAAAAAGTTAATAAAGAAATAGAATATAGTAATCAAATATTAAGAGACTTTGAGCATGAAATGTCTGTTGCTGTTCCATCTGCAACTGAAAAAGCTATGGAAAAATTTAAAGAATTAAATTCTAAAGGTTTAGAAAATCTTAAAAACAAATCATTAGATATTAGAAATATAATAGTAGATACTGTTGATAGTGGTATAACTAATATGTCAAGAGGATTAGCAAAAGCAGTTATTCTTGGCAATAGTTTAAAAGATACATTTAAAAATATGGCACAAACTTTAGCAATAAATGTTTTGAGTGCTATTATAGAAATAGTAGCCAGAAAAGGTGCGGAACTTTTAATAGAAAAGATGATTACTAGAGAAAAACAAAAACAAGCCGCATTAAGTACAGCGTCAATGTTCGGTGGCTTTGGTGGATTTTTTGGTGGTTTATTAGGATTTGCAAAAGGTGGTGCAGTATCAAAAGGCAAACCAGTTGTAGTAGGAGAACGTGGTGCAGAATTATTTATTCCAAACCAAACAGGACAAATAACACAATCTGCAAGAGGTACAGGTGTAGGCGGTGGAACAGTAGTTAATTTTAACATCAATACAGTAGACGCATCAGGATTTGAAGACTTACTATTTAGATCAAGAGGTGCTATATCATCTTTAATAAATCAAGCAGTAAATGAACAAGGTAGAGGGTCAGTAGTATAATGTCAGGTGCGTTTCCAATATCAAACTCTAAATTCTCTACTATGGGAATTAGATCATCACAAAATACAATTTTAT